ACCACTACCATATACATCTGTTCTTGTCACATATGCTTTTGCAATATTTCCAAACTTACTTGGAACATTCAATACTCTAGCCTCATAATCTTCTTTTGTCACACATCTGTTTTGTGTTGAGAAGAATGCTTTAGCCTTTTCTTTAATCTCTAATGTATCCTCTTCATCTTTACCACCACGAGCTGGTGAGTTATTAACTACACTTGTTACAGTTGCACTGGTGTTTCCATTTTGTGCGGTTGTGGTTGGAGTAGTGGATATATCACCACTTGGTATATTTGAGTTCAAACCACCACCTATACGATAAGTAATTGTTAAAGTTGTATTGTTTGGTGTTTCACCAAGTGTTGAATACTCATTACCTAATAATGGATCTATAGCATTATTTAAATCATTAGCTTGTCCTGGAATAATAATTCCAATTTGTTCGGTATCAAGATAACCTTCATCTACAATACTACCATCTTTCATCACACCATTACCAAATACTAATGATGTTGTATTATCTTGATTTGTTTCACGAGTAAATCTTTTTGGTGATGTTATATATTGTAAAGAGTATGGAACAGCTTCAACAGATATATTACCTGAAAAGTCTATATATGCAGAACTCCTATTAGCATCATCAGTATAATGAGTTTGAATTGGAACTTTGTCTTGTGCTAAGAAATCTACTTCATACCAATTATTATTATTTGAATCCACACAAGAAATAATATCAATAACATTCGTATCTGGTATGGTAAGTGTTTTAAATTTTTCAGGTATTCCTACTTGAAATGTAATTGTTTTTTCAGTTGCACTCATAGCCTTTACAGTTCTTGATAATGTATAAGTCGAAGCTAAACCACTATCAGCTGTTGTACCGATTGTTTCAGTATCATTTGAAGCTGTAATTCTAAAATCAATATGCTCAAGTGTTGTAAAAATAATATCTGAATTTGTTGATGATACTATTTCAATACCATCATCAAATGTTCCAGCGTCAGTATAATCTATTTTTGATGCGTCACCACTAGAAGCGTTAACTTCAGAAGTAAATGTTAAATCAACATAAGATGGAACAATTGGTTTAACTTTATAACCAAACATTTTAGCCATTGTGATTATGTTTCTTCTTTCTTCTGCTAAAGGTAATAACATCTCACGGTATTGTTGGTCAATATAAAATGATAAAACGTCACCCACATAAGCATTCATTTCTAATAACATCATTCCAGGAGATGCTTCATTAAAATCACGATATGTGTTTGGGAAATAAGATTTAGCATAATTCATTAATGATTGTTTTAATGCAGTAAAATCTTTATTTAAATAATTTACATTTGATTCTTTAAAATTCTCTTTACCATATGTTGGCATTTTTTATCTCCAATTAGTATCCACCACCACTTGTTATATTTGATTCTGTTTCTGATATATCACTACTAAAATCTAAAGTGATAGAATCCAAAGTATTTGGGTCTTGTTTAATGTTAAATAATATTTTTACTTTAATTTCATTAGCTCCAATGTCTGTAGTGTTATCTCTACTTGAAACTTGAATATCTCTTACCTCAACAAAAGGTAACCAAAATTCTATTTTATCCAATATAGTATCTTGAATACCAATTAGGTTATCTTCATTAATATGTTCAAATAAAAGTTTTCTTAATCCCACTCCTAAAGTTGGTTGAAAAAATCTTTCACCTTCTTCGGTTTGTAATAAATTTCTTATATTGTTTTTTACAGCTTCAATGGTTGTTGATGTTGTGGCAAAGAATCCATCTAAATCATCCCCTCTACGAATGGGTAAATCAATACCAACTTTAACATTAGTATCATTGTCTTGAATATAAGGTTTTCTTGATGTATCTCTAATAGCCATTATCTTACACTCTCATTATTTTCAACAATCCATTTAATAGTTGTATTTTCAATTTTACCACCATCATCCTCAACATCTATATCATCAACCGAATCTGGTTCATCTCCTATGTAAACATAACCAACACATTCTAAACCACCATCATCCTTTCCTAAATCTAATCCAGCTAATTTAGCACCACCCTCTAATAATGGTCTAATAGCTTTTTCTATTTCACCCTCCAATTTATCTATTAAACCATCTATAGCTGGAATGGGTGCTCCTATTTTTCTTAATGTTTTTAAAACAGGTGCATATGGGCCTAATAAAGTATCTAATTCAACATTTACTAATTGGTCTGGTGTTTTTATACTTTCTACTACAACAGGCGCTTTAAGTTCAGTGATTGTAAACTCGGATTCTTTCATAAAATTAATTATTGCTTCAGCTTGATAGTGTGCTTGTCTTTCAGCAAAAGAACCATCTGATAAATCAGGAGGTTCTGGTAGTCCAGCATCAGCTGATGCTTGGAGTGTAGCGTCTAATAAATTATCTTTTAATCCCATTATTTATTTTCCATATTTTCTTTTTTGAATTTCTTCAGTTTTTTCTAAGACTTTGCTATAATCTTTGTTGACAAATTGTGCCATTGGGTCACTTGATGGGACAGCTTGTGGTGATTGTTTATTTACCATATCACCATATTGTTTACCCATCAATTCACTCATTCTATCAGTTGTAAACTCACTACCACCTAATGTTTTCCATTCACCATCACTAGCTGTTTCATTCAATACATCATTCAATACTGAATTTTTTGTGAATGATTTTTTTTCAACTATTTTTTTAGGTTGTGGTTGAGATTCAATTGGTTGTTTCAATTCAGTTATTACTTCCTTGATAGCCATAGCAACTTCTTCTCTAACGATTTGTCTAATTACTTGTTTTGTTGTTTTTTTCTTTTTCATAATTACCTCTTTTAGTTTCCTTCGATTTTGTGAAAATTACTTGTGATAGATTCAATTTTATTTGTAATCTCATTAAGTTTTACTCTATCAAGACTTGGATTCATTTCAAAAGATTGAAAACCCATTTGTCCAGTATTAATTTGCGAAGTAGTAAAAAAATCTACCATTTCGGTTAACACTTCTTTTAACATATCACCCAACACCATTGATTGCATTTCAGCCGCACGAGTAGAATTACCAATGTTTATATTTGATGACAAAAGATTTAAACTATCAAACGAACTAATTGATAAATGTCTCCCAGCACCAATATGAATATCTTTATTTGATGATATAAAAATATCATCAAGTTTTGAATTTAAAGTTATTCTATCCGAGTTAAATAATATTTGATTTGTATTATACCCATAAATTATTTCTTCAACATCAGCTCCATTATTTAAGTCAGTGTAAATATTACCTATTGGATAAGTATTACCTTCAATTAAATCAGAAGATAATCTAAAAGGTATTGCATCTCCATTTGAATTTAATGCTGTTTTATCAAAATGTTGTTCTAAAGTTCCATTTGTAGTTATACTAATTAAACTACCATCCACTAACTGTTCAACCTCATTAGAAGAATCTCTCCCATTAGATATAAAAATATAAGGGTTATTACTACGACTTCCAATTCTTAAACTATTTCCATGTCTACCCTCAATCATTGTGTCACCAGTTGTTTCATTTAAAACTGGAGCATCCCCATCAAGACTTTCTTTTCTTTTCTTAGTAAGTCTTAAATAATCATCCACCTTATTAATATTACGACTCTCACCTCTAACTTCTCGTGGTGTAATTTCCCCACTATTTGTTTTAACAACAAGACTATCTCTACCTAAATAATTTTTATCTTCATTCCAAGTTGGACTATTGGTTGGCATATTTAATGGACCCATATAGTAGTTAATTCCACCCAAAGTAGTTAATAAAACAGGATCTCCTTTTGTCGGTACATCATGCATAGTTCTAAGTAAAGGATAATATCTATCTTCACCATCTACATTTTGTTTTGTTTTAAAATTTTTATCAGTTTGATGCGGTATAGCCATAATAGTATTAGTATGGTTTGAAGATTCGTGGAATATATTTTCAGAGTGATGGCATACATCAGAACAATATCCTGTAATGAACTGAATATATATTGGTACAGTAGATTTTTTCCCAGCAAATCCTTCTATTCTAATCTCATCTGGTGCTATACCTAACATCTAATTACTCCCCAAATCAATTGTTTTATTTTTTGTAACCTCAAGTTTATCACTTTCTTTCTGTAAATCATTTACAGTATCTTGAAGTGTCCCCATTAATTCTTCTTTTTCTTCATCACTTAATAACATTGATTCATCATTATCACCTTGTGATTTAGATATAATTCTTTGTAATACACCAGCTAATTTAACCAGATGTTCATCGTTACGAACAGCAGTATCCATATATTCTTTTATAATAGGAGCTACCATAACCACGTCATCAATGGTTGTGATGAATCCGTGTATCTCTGATATTAACAAATCTATTTGAACTTTACGCTTTGTAGTGTTCTCATAGATGTCCTTTGTTAAATCTTGAAAAGTTTTTCCTTCAAATATTTCATTATTGTCTGACATACAATCTCCTCTTGAATGTACTTATTCATATATAAATATTAAATTTGTAAGAAATTGTTTGAAATAAAAAACCCTCATTTAAGAGGGTTTAATATTTAAAAGAATGAACTTGATGTATTGAGTAGTATTGAACCATTGTTGTAGTATTTATTTAATAATTTTTTATAATGTTTTTTTAAAGTATTAACAACTGATGTTATATGTGTTGTTTCTACATCAGTCATTTCTCTAATTAAAATATAAATTGCTTTTTTATTGAAGTTTTCTATATCCTCTCGTGCTTTCATTAAATCTATAATAGCGTATCCAATTTTTAAATCTCTATCTTTTTTAAATATAGTGTTCATATTATTATCAAAATATTCAACGATTTCATCTGTTAAAATGGTATAATCTGACTCAGTAAATCCAGATGATTTATTTTGTCTATCTAATGCATCCATTTTATCGTGACTTTTTAATTTTTTATAATTGTTATTATTATGAAGAATCAAATAGTTTTTAGCTACAACTGAGAAATAACTAAATGCTTTAGAACCTTTGGTGTGGTCATATTTGTGCATATTAACTACCATAAAAGCTACAACTTCATGTTTAATATCATTAAAACCATAATCAAAATAAGTAAACTTAAATGTATTGATTATGTTTTCAGCAAGTTTATCGAAAGCCGCATGTATTCTTGTTCCATATATTTGATTTCTTTCACTATCACTAGTTGATGAATTATAATCCACAACAGCGTCCTGAACCTCTTGACCAAAATAAACTTTTCGTTTTTTCTTTTTTACTATTTTTTTAATCTCAGCTTTTACATCATTAGTTTTCTTTTTTGGCATTTTGTGTCTCCTCTTCAAATATCCCATCAAGAGATAATTGAATTTGTTTTAATTGTTCAAAGAAAAAACCAGTCTCATCGTCTGATTCGTAATGTCCTTTAGAATCTACAAGTTTCATTTTGTCTGTTGAGAATTTAATCACTTGTTGAATTTCTAAAATCAATTCTTCGTATTGTGTTATTCTTCTTAGTGAATAAAATACCAATACGGATGTAAAGATACTTATCAAGAAAAATAATATTGTTAATAACCACCACATATTATCTCCTAATTAGAAAACAATTCATCAAATTTATTTTTGAGATTGTCTACTTGTTTTTGTTCGTCTTTTGTTTTTGGAACTTTTGTATTCATTGGTTCACCTGATTCTTCACCACGTTTCCATTGGTCGGATTCAATATGCGTAGCCATCATATCAGCTTGATGTAATATGTAAGCCATATTGGTTCTTAATCCAAAGTCTGGATTGTAAGACATCAAATATGCTTTATTAGCTTCGTCATATAAACCATCAGTTAATTTAATTCCAATGTATTCTTTATCCGTAACCTTAACACCATAGTGTTGAAGTAACCAAAGTCCTCTATCAGGCACTTTCATATATTGAAGTGCTGGATTGTGAGTGTAAATCTCGTCACGATTTTTTCTATGCCAGTCTGATGTTTGTGGAATGTAATAGTCGTGTTCCAAATCACCAA